CAGTATAGACATTGTCTATACTGGGATATTCTTTTATTTAGAACTGTGGTAGATTGGATATCATATAACCAATAAATGCTATGATATACCATAATACTATAGCCATACCATAAGACATAAGTCCTCTAGCAAAGCGTAAACAATTACGTTTAGATTTGTCTCTATTACGCAATATATCCTGTTGTGTATTACCGTTAACTGATTGCTTAGATATATTATAAGTGATATAGTTATACATTAGTAGAATGATAAACACAGCACCAGGTAAGAATATAAACGCATAGTACTCTCTAAAAGATACAAACGTACTAAGATTTAATAAGTTAAGCAAGGCTATAATTAGTATACCTACCAATGTACCCTTACCTGATATTGAGAATTGTGCTAGTTTATCCATTATACCCCACCCCTAATATATTAACACTAATCATTTGTATAAACCATAAGATATATACTGCTAATAAGAAAACCATAAGAAACTTACCATAAGATTGTAAGGTCTTAATGATTATAGAATAGTCTATTCTGGCTTTATTGCTTTTCTGTATATACTCTTGGATCTCTTCTGCTCTAAGTTTAATATTCATATAGATGATTATCCCTATAGAGCCCAATACCCCTGGTACATATACAAATAATATTCTGTATATATCTTGCTGATAGTTTATAGCCCAATCAGCACCGACTGTCATTATAGCATTAAATACTATAAGAGTCATTATGTAATTCATAAGTCACCTCGTATTATAATCATAAAAGAACCTGAGTATAGTCATTGACTATACTCAGACTAATTAAATACCTCCATGGTATGTAATCCACCAATGAAATACACCAGCTAATATAATCATGACAAAGATATATCCATAGTTCTTATTGACTATTTGATATAATGCACCCATGAAAGTAAAAGCCATTAACAACGGTAAGATCACATACATTAATAACGTTAACATTTAGAACGCTCCTGACCACTTAAACACTAAAGTTATAGCATCCACCAAGATAATAAGTAGAGTCACTATAAACACCTCTCCACTACCGTTACAAGCATTGCTTAATGCTTCTTCGATAGCTATACGCTTACTAGTATTATTTAAAAGATTAGTTTTAACCTTGCCACCAGTAAGCTCATTAAACTTTACCAAACCCTCTTCTAAGTGCTCAGCAATAAACTTATTACTAGATATAGTCCCACTTTGAAGAGAAACCACATAGCCAGCTATTACTAGATTAATAAAAGCCAGAGCATAGATTTCGTAGAAGATCATAATAGCTACAGCTATATTAGATCCTACCACTGTTAATAATTGAGATGAAAAGACATCTATGAAGATTTTACTTGCATATGTCTTTTTTTCCTTTTCCATTATTTTTACCTCTTAATATGACAATACTTCTTATTAATATGGTAATATATATCACCATTAATATTAATGTACTTATACTAGAGAACGTTTCATTAATCCATGCTATATTTACAAGTAGTAGTAATGCAGATACTACTGCCATATACCAACAGTTATTGATAGCCTCATCAATAGCTTTTACTGGCGGTAATTCGTCATATAATTCGATCATCTCTATACAATTACGATATACTGCTACTTGCTCTTTACGCTTTAAATCAGATAAAGATCCGTCTATTTCGACATTATGGATCAGCTCTTCTAGTGATTCAATTGTATAATCAGTTAGCTCCACCATAAAACGTGCAGCACCACTATTAATACGCATCTCTGCTGTATATTTACTGTAATATCCAATAAACGCAAACATAATTACTAGCACATAACACATTACAACTCTACCAAGCCAAGAACTACTAGTATCTGTGTATAGAATAGCGGTACCTGCAGCTGCAGATATAATACATGCTATAGTTGTCTGAATTTTATCCATTATTATTACCAGCTTTCTCTGATTCGATATATGTAATAATACCGACAACTACTAAAATTCCAATGATAATATAATGGCTACTTACAAACCATTCAATAGTATTAACTAACGTTTCCATAATTTTCCTTTCTTTACTTACATAAATTACACTATGTCTAGACCAAATAGTATACCCATACATATACCATTTATAATACACATATATAGTCTATCTATCCCTAATAGACCACATACGAGTGCTACTAAAACACTCACAATAGAAATAATAACTAGGCCTTTAATACTCATAGTATCACCAATCCAAGAAAATATTAACTAAAAAGCCTATAGTTACACAGGCTATCATATGGAATAGCCTACCATCATCCAGGTCTAAAACAACCCATACAACAGTGACTATTAGTATTGCAATAATTAATGGGAGTATATCCATAAAATTATCGAAACTATACTTTCGTTTCATTCTTTCTCCTTTCTAAAATAATATAACCACTGTATCATAATTATATTATATAATTCAAATCCTGATTACAAAAAAATAATTAAGTATTAGGGGTGGATAAACCACCCCATACTATTATTCCAATACCCATGCATTTCTAATTTCGATAAACAAACGTTCACCGAATGCTTTTAGGTATTTCTTAATTTTGACGAATAATTCACCACTACGTGCTAAGCTGATATTATCGTTATTGATAATACCTTCTTGCACTGTGTTGATAGCCATATTGATCATATTATCAATAAAGTTTTTCAACGCTTTATCATTTTCAACGTAGCTTGGTAATGGAATACCAATATAGTATTCCATCATTTCTGCAATTTCACCAATACACGGTTGATCGTCGAATAAGTTTTCGACTTTCTTAGTAAAGTTATCAAAACCGTTCGATAACTTAGCTTCGCTCATAGTATTGATTGTCAAAATCGCTTGTAATACAGTCATGGTAATATCCTCCTTAAAATTAATATACTAAATAATATAACCATTGTATTACCATTATAGTATATAACTGAAATAATCAAGTTTTACGATATCACCATATTGTAAATTAATATAGAGTTCACACCCTAATATAAATATATTTTTTTATTCCACAGGAGGTATATAAATGAGAACCGCAGATAAGCAGTATATTGATATTGTAAAGAATATCTTAGACCACGGTACATATAGCAATAACCGTACAGGTATTCCGACATATAAGCTACCACACCAAATCATGCAGTTTGATTTACAAGAAGAATTCCCCATCTTATCATCTAAGTTTGTAGCAGCTAAGACTGCTCTTAAAGAGCTATTATGGATCTGGCAAATGCAATCTAATGATGTACGTAAGTTACAAGAGATGGGTTGTCATGTATGGGATGAATGGATGAGAGAAGACGGTACTATTGGTAAAGCCTATGGATATCAGATTGCTAAGTACAATCAATTAGACAATCTTATCAATACTATTAAGACTGATCCAGATAGTAGACGTATGATAGTTACCCTCTGGAACATAGAGGATCTCCCAGATATGGCACTACAACCATGTGCCTATGAAACACTATGGGATGTACAAGATAATCAATTAAATTGTATACTTATGCAAAGATCAGGAGATACAGGATTAGGAATACCCTTTAATACGGCACAATACGCAATGTTAGTTCATATGATTGCATATGTATGCAAACTTAAACCAGGTAAGTTTACTCATATCGTAAATAATATGCATATATACGAAAACCATATACCTCAGCTACAAGAACAAATTAAACGTTATGAGTCTGGTAATCTACCAACACAAGAACCTAGATTAGTTATTAATGGTGGAGTACAAGACTTCTATGACTTTACTCCAGATAGTGTAATTGTGGATAACTACTTCCATATGGGCAAACTCCCTATGGTGGTTGCTGTTTAAAAAATAAAATAAGATTAGGGTAGAGACATTGTCTCTACCCTATTTATTATGCTTGACGACCAGGTGTCATATTAGACACTTGATCTTCGATCCCCATCGCTTTGATCTTTTTCAAAATCATTGCCACCTTACGGTGACTCCCCATTAGCCTATAACCAGCAATAAGGCACTCCAAGTTACTAGGTATAGCAGTAACTCTATAGTTACCCCACTTTGGGTCATTTTCCACATCCATGTAATCTTCAGTTCCATTGAAGATTACATTAGAATGGCCCAATGCATTTGCATATTCTACTGCTAATGGTAGATTAAGCCATTCTGGATGCCAATTACACATTTCTAGCTTATCTGAAATTAAATTATATTTTAACTTCTGAAGCATCCCGTACTCTACTTTCGTAGTTGGGACTGCTACGCTACTGAAATATGCATTGCTTTCGAAACGTTCTTTTTTAATATACATGGTAATATCCTCCTTGTTTAAAATAATATAAATAAATATAAACCATCATATTACCATTATAGTATATAACTAAAATACTCGAGTTTTACAATATACATATTATACTATCAGTATCATAGAAAAAAAGAAAAGATATACAGGATAGTACAATGTACTATCCTGTATTCTAGTATTATAAGATATTAGGCAATAAAGTGCATTTCTCAGATATAGTGTCTTCTATTGTATTTATTGCTGCAAATAGTGTAGCCTTAGTTACAGGCTCATCTAAGTGAGGACTAGTAACTTTCCATTTATCATCATCTACTAATTCAATAGTCATATTGAACTTATCAAATTTGATTTTGATATCAGAATCAGTAACTGCAATATACCCATATAGTAGACGGATTCTATTCAATACACCTATCTTATCAGAATCAGCATATCTTACATTAGAAGCTACATCGAAACGTAATAAGATATTTTCAAAATACTCTTTAATTTCTAGATTAGAAGATACTTTATCTGTATTGATAATAACAACCCCTACAGGTGGAATATATGTATATAGAGTTGAGCTATACTCCGGTACTATCTCTAATCTAATACCCTCAATATTTACTCTATCTTTATCTAGATATATTTCACATTGATATACTATATCATTAAATTTAAGATGACGGATACAGAAGTCCCTCATCTTAGATACACCATTTATAGTTCTAGATATCTTTTTAATCTTATTATCATCTGGTTTCATATTACTTGCGATAGGTGTCGCAATAATTAAGTCTTTTAGTTCCATGGTATCCTCCTATTTCTCCATCATATTATCTACAGCTTCCCAGAATTCTTCACCGAATTCACTATATTCGTTTCTATGGTATCTAGGTTCTGGTTCATCATAATAGTGAGCACGTGTATGTGCACTATAATAATAACTATCATTACACTCAATGAATTCTTCTATATCAAACTCACCAAGTTCAACCATATCTAAGAAATCTAATACATATTGTAGCATATACAAATTCATTTCGCCTGGTTTAGTCGCACTAGTATTGACAGCATCAATAATAGCTTCACATAATAATCGAAGATCCTTAGCTATACATTCATCTTCGCTAATAGATGCATAGTCTGGGTCTTCTGGATCACATACCATATAATTGAATGCAAAGTATTTATTATTACAACTAATAGGATCATAGTCTACAGAGAATTGTTTACCGTCTGGTCCACCTATGATAATATCACATGATGTACCATACCCATCAGTAATAGAATGATTAACAGATTTTACTATAATATCCCCATAGTTCTTAGTTGGGAATGTTATAGTATTTAACGTCATGAACTTTGTCAACTGTTCATCTTCCATTCGTAAATTAGTATACTTTCTTGCTGTAAAATAATTACCGCAGTTCAAAAGACCAACAATAGCTTCAGCTAAATCTTTTGGTTTGTTTTCTTCCATTTCAGCAATAGTATAATTCCAAGTCATAGTTATTCTCCTTTTTCAGTGTACAAATCTAAATATGTCTTATGCTTGAATACATCAGAAGCCAAATTAAATATCATACTAGATATAATATATTGGTAGCTATTATAGAAGCCCATAGCCCAATACACTAATTTATCTATCGTATTTTTTAGAATAAACGTATCAGCATTTTTAATATCCTTTGGTTTAATTTTCTTACCACTGATAATAAAATAATCTAGTGTAATAGCAGGACTATGATTATATTGCTCCGTAATATGATAATTAAACCCAGTGTCTAATTCAGCTACATATAATGAGCCATCATATACACTACTACCATCTTTATAATATTTAGCAGTTGATAGTGACGCTTTTACTGAATCTTTATTGTGACTGTGTCTATACATATCATCCATTTCTAATACTTTTATAGAGTATGGTGTTATTGGTAGACACCTTAAAAATTCGGTTATACTTATTATAACCATATTCTCGACAGCTTGTTTATTACTAATCAGGCTGTCTTCAAATTTAACCATAGTTATTTCCTCCTTTATAAAAACAATAACCATTAAGTCATAATTATATTATACAACTATAATTCTTATTAATAAGAAAAAAAAGAAAAGTTTACAGGATAGGAACAATGTCCTATCCTGTATTATTCTTTAAATGATATTTTTGAGAAGCACCGGCTTCTCTTCTAATTTGGCTTTGTAATCAGCCATTGTTTTAACTGCTTCAGCTAATGTTTTACAGAGTACATTATCTGCTCCATTAAGACAAACGTACCAGCTATTATCATCGAAAGGAGCAATAGTACCTAAATCTTTAAACTTAAATACCACTACATCATTTTCGATGTATAAAGTACCATGTAAACCGAGTAATGGCTTCAACGCCTCAATTTTTTCTGGATCATTTTCGATATCTTGATCCATCGCAATCGCTAATGCAAGGTACTTGGTGAAATACTCTTCGATTTCCTCGTTTGAGTTTGGAACCCATTTAACGATTTCAACTGCCCCAATGTAATTGGAGAAGTATTCAAAACTAACACATTCGATTTTTCCATTATCACTGGTGTCAATAATGCCATGTTTTGTGACATTATTAGACATGCGATAAGTATTGTCAAACCAATGGGAAATCTTAACACCGGAAGTTTCTTTTAATTCTTGTAAATACATGATAATATTCTCCTTTTCTATAAACTAAATAAATATAACCATGATATTACCATTATAGTATACAACTAAAAAAAAAAGAGTTTTACGAAATAAAAAATATACAGGTACTGGAAATTCCAGTACCTGTGATTTTGTTTTACTTACTGCTATTCTCTCTAACGTATTTGATAGCCTCGTCTATAGTAAGACCAGCTTTTACAATAGAATAGTCTTTAGTTGTACGTACATCAAAAGCGTATTCTAACAAGATACCATCATAACTAGAAATACACAGTGGAATATATTCAAAGCATAATTCCATTGTATTTAGTTGTGATACAATCTGTTTATACTCATTAGTATATGTCTTACCAATAATAGTAAGAATGCCTTCGTTATTACGAATGAATTGCTTATCTTCTTCACTGATATATCTTAAGAGCTTACGCATCTTAATAATACCATCGATAGCTAATGGGATAGAACTAGATAAATCAGATGTCTCATGTTCGTCCTTAATTATGGATACATATCCAATACCATAACTATTACCACCTGGTATAGATTCGATAATGAGCTGTTTAATATTATCATCTTCGAATGTTACAGATACACCAATATCTGCACCGAATAATGTACCCTCACCATAGTAAGACTTTCGTTCATAACTTTCATCAGGAGTCATATCAAATTCGATATTGATTATCTCTTCTATAGCAGCTAACGTATTTTCAACTATATTTGTTTCTTCCATATTACTCACCTCGTATGAAACTGTTATTTAGCTTTACGTGCTTCAGTGATAACCTTAATTACAGCTTCTTCTAAGCTATCACATGCTTCACTAATCTCATAGTTATCCCCAATAGTAATATTAGGTCTATTATGACTAGGGAATGATACCCAAATATTATTATACTTACCATTTTCATAATAAGAGATAAGAACCATATTACTATTGTGGCATGTAATTTCAATATGAGCACTAGGCTTACATGCACGTGCTAATAGCTGATACAATGTCATACCATCATCGATTTTCATAGTATCTAGAATTCTAATAATACCAGCTATCTTATTCATAGCATTATAAGCATAACCGACAATATTATCAAACCCATCAAGAGCTACTTTGATACTAATATACGGAGTCAATGTGTTAGATTCGATATATAGCTTAGACTGTTCATTTATATTGCTTTTTGTGACTTTAAGCCAGCAATTACAATCAATCTTTCTATTGGTTGGTAAACTGAATTCACCGATATATTCAACATAGGTTTTATTATCAATTATCTTTGGTTCTTTAACATTGAATAGCTTAGTCATCAAAGAAATAAGATCTAGTCTCCACCAGCATTCAGATATATTTTTAGGGTAAATATCTTTTATTACAGATACTGCTCCAGATATAGAGTGTGCAGATTTTGCATACATAATCATACCATTGAATCTAGTACATACTTCATATAGATTATCATCTTCAGAAAACTCTTGTACTCTATAGTCGATAGATGTATTAGTTTCTGGTAAGATGATAGTATAATCAAATAGCCCACGGCTTACCATTAGAATATTGGATTCTAATTCTGCTAGAGCTTCTATATTACCATATTCATTTATGACATCACTTAGATTGTATGCTAAGTCTGAAATGTATCTAGCTACTTCAGAGAAACTAGCATCATCTATAAGACTAATAGTCATTGGCGTAACATCGATATTTATTTTCTTACTATACCCTTTAGGTGGTGTAGTTGTTTTTGTTTCAGCCTCTATTATAGCTTGTGGGATATTTTTATTAGATTGAATGGATACTTCAATTTTGATTGACTCATTACAATCAGAAATATCCTTATCTAATATAAAGACGTGTTCGTATTTACTAGCGACCAATGGTTCCACCATTCTACTACTAATATTAATAAGTGATTCTCTAAGTTTAGCTACGATTTCTTCATTCTTCATTTTATAATACCCCGTATCTTGCTTTAAGAAGATTATATAAAGTTTTGATTTTGATTAACCACTGGTTATTACTAGTATCAGCTACGACTTTACCACTAGTAAACACAGCATCATATAACTTCTGTACAAATCCTCTAAACTCATGACATTGGTAAATATAATCACCATATATACATTTACCGTTATGATGTAAGCTTAGTTTGTACTTTTCTTTTTCCTCATAGGTTAGTATATACCCATCTACTTCAATATACCATTGATTGATTCCTGGTATAAGTCTAGAAATAGATTTTGGTACACCATCCAAGACTTCACATGTAACTTGGGCTAATTCATCATCTATACATGCCATTATTTTTTCTCCTTTCGCTTCATAGTAATAATCTTAAACTTATAGTATCTACGATTTACAGTTTCAGAATCTGTATCAGTTCTTACTCTCTCCCATTCATTACGTTTAAGTTTAGGGAAGAATGTGTCTGCATCAAATACTTCATCTACAACTGTAGTGATAATATTTGTAGCATCTTCTAAGAATAGATTATAGATTTCACCACCACCTATAATAAAGATATTAGCTTTAAGAAGACGATGTGCTTCAGCTAATAACTCTTCTTTAGAATGGAAGACTCTGACCTTATCATTAAAGCGTGTTTTAGGTATATAAGATTCATCTCTAGTAAGAATCCAGTTTTCCCTGTGTGGTAATGCGTTAGGAAGAGACTCATACGTTTTTCTCCCCATAACTACAGTACACCCTAAAGTCATCTTTCTAAAATGCTTTAAATCTTTTGGTATATGCCATAGTAATTTCCCATCTTTACCTATACCATTATTTAAGTCATGTGCGACTATCATTGATACTAACATGATTCTTCTCCCTATTTAACTTCCTTATTTATTATATCTAATAAGGCTCCACTAATTAGACTCAATATATTTACAAATGTCAATGCAAATATCATCATCATACAGAATATGTATAAGAATGTCTCAGCTTCAACACCAAATACATACTGTAAAGATCCTTCCCCGTAGAGTTCTAATGATATATGTTTAAGAATTCTACATAGAGCCAATATAAACCCTGTAATAATTAAACCACAGAGCAAGATAACTGCCTCTCTTTTAATACAAGTTTTTATTTTTTCCATACTTTCTTAATCCCCTTAAATAAATATGACAGTAGATTCCATATAAGCTGTGGAACCCATATAGCTAATGCTACTATACTTACTACAGTAAACACAGGAGCTATTATATCATAAGTTATATACTGTATAGCCTCACTTATACTATAAAATCCTATAAGTGAGAATAACCATATAAGAAGCAATCCAATACAAGCTATAGGTGCTAGCATAACTAGCACCATAGCTAAGAATTCTTCTATAGATTCTTTCAGTTTAATAAGTGGCGTCATTATTATTTCACCTCAACTGGTCTAGCTGTCATATCTATTACACTTACCCTGTCTGAATACTCCATATTGTGGCTGATTAGGAAGCATTGCTCACACCCAACCATCGAAATAAGATTCCCCAGTAGGGTAATAAACTGAATACGATTTTCGGTGTCTAAACCACCATCAATCTCATCTAGTTTAAGGATATTATAATCAGTACTAGCATTAGCTAAGATAGCAAAACTAATAATCATAGATAGCATACAGATTTGTGATGTACTCATAGATGAGATATCATCATTCATCAATCCACTACCTAAGCACGGAATTCTAAACTCTGTTTCATTAATAACGAATGGTTGTATAACGAATTCACCACCAAAGATACATGAAGCCAATTCATTAGCTTTAACCATGATATCATTCATATAAGCACCAATGAATATAGTCTGGATACCAGTATTCGGAGATACATAATACTTGATAGCTTCGATACGTTCATAGTTATCAGTATACTCTTGCATTTCCTTATGATATTCATCAATAAGAATCTTATTATGAGCAATATCATCACGTTGAGCTATAAGCTCATTATAATTATCCTTACATCGTTCAGCCACAGCTGATTCTTCAAGAATCTTAGCATTAAGTTCCTTAATTAAGTCACGTTTAGCCTTAGATTCATTAGCTTTCTTCTCTAACTCTCTCATTTCTAGATCAATCTCTTGGATTTTATCTAAATGAGGAAGATTAGTTTCAGCTTCACGGATAAGACAATCATATTCATCTCTTAAAGCTGAGTAATTACCCATATTCTCATAAGCTATATTCAAATCTCGCTCATAACCATTACGTTCAGCTTCCATACGTTCTATATCACCATTAATCTCATCAATGATAGTCTTATTGGCATTATATTTAATAGCAGACTCTTTAAGAGAATCAACTATCTTAGACACTGACTCTTTAGCTTCAAGTAAGTTATATGAGTTTGTAGCTCTATAGATATACTCTTCTAAGAACTTAGCTGTAGTATTATTAGTAATAGATTCAATGAACTCTTTCCAAATACCATCAGCACCTATCTTAGATAGATATGATGTATTGCTTTCAAAGACAACTTGTAAAGCTTCTAACTTATCCATGAAAGACTTAGCTTCATTTGTAAGATGTAAGTTATCATTTAACTCTTTTAGTTCTTCTTCTAGCTTCTTGAGTTTAGATGATAACTTAACTAAAGCATCTTTAGGTTTCTTCTTCTCAGCTTCAATAGCTTCTACTATGAATACACAGTCAGTAAACTTACAATCTTTAGGCTTAAGCTCAAGATTCTTAGTTTTATCTACTAAAGACTCATAGAACCTCATATCTGCTTCTGTAGATATGCGTTCTTTAGTACATGCTTCGATCTCTTTAGTTATAGTAGCTAATGTATTCTCATAGAAAGAAGAGTTTCTAGTTACCAATGTATCTACATCTTCTCTAGTAATAAACTCATATCTATCCATAATAGCATATGAGAAGTTATTCATCATATCGAATAACTCTTTAAGTCTATCATACTCAGATTTATTGTCTATACGATAGTCTAGTTTATCTATATCATTCTCTATAGCTTTAAGATTGTCTACAGCTTCATTATATCTACCAAACTCTTCTTCAGAGAAATCTGCATCAATAAAAGTCTCTAGTCTAGATTTCTTCTTATTGATTTCAGTATTGATATCAGCTATCTTAAGTTCACAAGAAGAGTATTCATTAGATGCTGTCTTATAAGACTCTTCCCATTGTGGTAACTTAGCCTTATTCTCAGACAATTCCATCTCTTCGTCTCTAATGAACTTAGCACGTTCTTCTACAGTATAGATATTAGAAGTTCTATCTTTATAGTATTGAGATAGGCTATTAGCTAATAAGACACGTTCTTTCTTATTAAGCTCGTACTTATCTCTAATCTTAGTATATTCTTCTAATAGCTTCTCTGCATTATTCTCATCAAGCTTAGCTCTAAGCATAGCTATACGTTGAATAGATGCGTCTCTATCAGATATAGCTTGGCTAACTTGTTTAGTTATTGTATTATATCTAAGATCTAAATCCTCCTTGTTACCAATACGATTAATCTTTGCTGTTAAAGATTGTATTAGACTCTTATACATAGAATGCTTCTTGGATATAATCTTATACATAGCATTGTATGCTTCAATACCACTAATAATCGAAGATACAAACGACTTACGTTCAGCTGGTCTCTTATCAGCTAACCCTCTATCTTCTGAAGATAGTTGACTTAATGCCAAGAAGTTAGAGTCTAGATTAAATAAAGAGTAAATGATATCCTTAGCGGAACTTACATTCCAAGTCGGATTCAATTCTTCTTTACCATTAGGTCCATATTTATAGACTTGAGCCTTTGTCTGTTTACGTTTACCCTCTTTATCTACAGGATGCACATATTCTATCTCATAAGTTATACCATTGTGTAAATATCGTATAACCTTTCTCCCAGTTACCCCAGGAACAATAGCATTAGAGTCGTCATTAATTGGTGTAAGCGATTTAAGTAATGTACTCTTACCACTACCATTGGTACCACGTATAATCACGATAGGATTCACATTTTGAGATAAATCTATCTCTAATACATCATCACCACGACCATTATAGATACCTATATAATTCTCTAATCTTATATATGTAATACGCATAGTATACCCTCCTTATTAGAGGTCTGTTTAAATACTACTAAAAATTAATATACAGTATGGGAACAGTGTCCCATACTGTATATTTTGTTTTTTATCCACGAGTCAACTCATCTAGAGCTTTAGGCATAGCCTGTGTAGACCAGTCTATTGGAACTGGTACATCATATCTCCAGTCGATTTCATATTCTTTACCACATTTGGTACATTTGAATTTGAAATCATGTTTATAATCCATAATCCATTTATGAGGATCTTCATGCTTATTGAGAATACTCAAGTATGGAGTACGTTCACCTTTAAGGGATATAAGATATAATGATTCATTTCTACATTCAGGACATTCATGTGCCTGAATAAACATTGACTTAGCCATATTAGTTCTTCTTATTACGATTCTTAATGAATTCTTTTTTAGCATCTAAGATAGCTTTTTCATTTAGCTTTTGACCAGGCACAATGAAATTACCAGTTGGTTTATAAGATGCTTTATCATTATTTTCGAATCCTTTGAAGTCTGCTAATTCTGGATGATCTTTAATATATGCTTCGGCTTTTTCTTTAATATAAGCAACGATTTTATCAAAGTCTTCTTTATTGTCAGGATCCACTAGATAGGAAATTAACGATGGAGCATGTGCCAAAGTCATTCTTACTAAATCACTATCAGTAGTTTTCTGTAAGTATTCCTTGATGAGCATAGGCACAGCCAATTCAAATCGTTCATCAGTGAATGTACGATTTACCATACCCTTAGCGATCTCTTCAGTATAGTAAGGCTTTTGTGCTTGCTCTAATAAGATTTCACCCATCAATGGTAAGAAGTATACACTACCGATACTATCAGATAGAGCCTCTACTGCATCGATAGCTGGACCATAATCACAGTAGTTTGTATGTAATAATGTACGATATACTTCATTAGCATAAGTACGTGGCATAGTAATACCGCTAAATACATGATTGTACATGAAATCAATATATAAAGTTACTGCAGTAATAGCATCCTGATTAGCATCAGGCGTAGCAGTCTTATAAATATATTTGATAATCTCATGGAAGAAACTAATCATTGCATCATAGTTCTTAGTTACCATGGCATTTTTTAATGCTTTGATATTGATTAGCATAATTTCATTATAAACGTAGTCTTCACCATCAATAGCAGTACGGACTACAGAAATGAACTCAGATAGATCGATATCGCTATCAGTATCTAAGTATACATAACCAATCAATTTGTTTGATTCGTAGCGATGAATAATAAGACGCAAGTCATTATATTCAATCTTATTATCATCAACCATAAAACGTTTATTAATTTGGGACGCTAGGCATCTAGCTTTATCACCATAGAAATCGCAGTTAGGAAGAAGATTGTATCTTTCTTCAGCCTTAAAGATATGCTGTTTAAGATCATCTGCTAAATATGTGATGTCTAATGAAGCTGGAATATGCATCTTAATTCCTCCTTGATAAAAATGTATATAGTATGGGTCATTAGACCCATACTATATAATATATTAATTAAACAACTTCAGTGTGCTTAATAGCACGAATATCGCCTTCGATAACTTTAACTGCATCAGAGTAACGACAATCTTTCATATCAAGAATGATATCAGAATATGTACGTTCTACCCCATTTACAATTACTTTACCGAATTCTGTTTTTAAACCTAGTTGGTTATTGCGTTCTTTAAGCTCTTCCATTTGTTGACGAGACATAATGAACACACGATGATAAATGTCTTTCACTGCCATAGTTAAACACTCTCCCTATTAATCTTCGACTATAAGATCTCCAGGTTGATAGTTTGTCTGTTTAGCTAGGTCAATGGATTTACCCATTTGATACATCTCATAAATAGCACGATTCTTACCGTCATCTGCTCCCTCGAGAACAGCCCCGATATCTTCGGCCAATTCAAATGCGGACTTAACACCCACAGCATCTCTATAGCTTTGTTTAAGCTCAGCAAAAGATGCATCCCAACTATTAGGTTCACTATCACTAGTAAACGTATACCCGCCAAATACACTTTGATTTAATGGACACATAATACCACTAGTACCAGGTTCAGTTGGCGATGAAGTATTAAAGTCTAAGATGCCTAAATGTGATGGAGAAATACGTTTAAGTCTACCCTCGAGATTCTTATTGGATGTTTCACCAGGACCTGTAGGTCCTTTGAACGTCCACTTTAACTGTAATATAGCATCACGTTCATTAACCATATTACGGAAACCTTTGATGCCACTCTTCTGTAGTTCAGAGATTAGATGCATCGGTTTCAAATTGATTGATTGTTTAAATCGTCTGATTACCGTTTCAGATTTGAAGCGTCTAGCTATATCATGTAAACGATACATACCAGTGTTTAACTTCATTACATACAATGAAGCTATCCATTCAGACCATCTGATTCGTTTATTCGTTACGTCTGTATTATCTTTAAGACGAATATTGGAAAATTCTACCATCATCCATCTTAAGATCATATAGATATTCGATTTATATTCGAATGGTAATCTGATATTCTTCTTAGTCACTATATCATATTGATCTTCTAAGGAATATAGAGCAGATAACCCTTTCTCATATTCCATATTATTCTTAACGAAATGTGCACCGAGAGAATTGATCCAGTATTCTGTACTAAATAGAGATTCTGCAGTATAGCCTGGTTTTAATCCACGAAGATTATCCAAGATAGTTATAACTACAGATTGGAATACACGATCATTATCAAATAACAATTTAGCTACTTTGACATAACCTATACGGCTAGTCGTAGCTTGACATTTGAATGTATAAAAGTTCTCTTCTTCTTCGAAAGGTTCTTTCGAAATGAAGATAGTATTATCGAAACCAAATAAACTTAAAGTATCATAGAAACCGTACTTGGCAAATAAGTATTTAAATGCTGGTACTTTTCTATCTACTGCGTTCTTCTTGCCCTTATAGGATGCACTATTAGACATAATAGAATATACTGCACCGTTCAATACAGTACCATCTGTAGTCTGATAGTCGTAGAAGTTACGAATCATACGTAAAGCACCAAAGATTGTCTTAAGAGTAATCTTTTGTACTTTAGATGATTTAGCTAGAGTATTATTGTAAGTACTCCCATCAACCAATTGGAAAGATGGGAAGTATGTATTACCATTTAAGATAATATAAGCACCCTCGAATACTCTAGGTACTGCTATATATGTATCAAAGGTATCACTATACCCATTGACTTCAATATAGTAAGTGACCTTAAGTACCTTAAGATAACTATCTTTAATAGGTACTGTAAGGTTGTCATTATTTTCTATGAGAAGTCTATTTACTTCATCATAGTCTTCTATAACATCGAAGCCTAAAATCTTAACTGTAAAGTACTTATCCCGTTGACAGGATATAAGCATAGCTTTTAGGTCTTCGATAATAGCATCGTCGGATTTAGAGAAGAATACGTCATTGAACTTAGGACGATTCTTATCATTATAATCGGCAATAAATTTGCTTTGCCAACTACTCATTGTCACCCTCCTCTTCCGTTCCATTTGTTAGTTTAACAATTATCTCTTCACCCATAGGATTAGGAATATCTCCCTCTTTATCTTTGAGTACAAGATAAGCGTCAATATCTGTCTTATCACAGATTGTAACTAACTTATTCAGAGTCATAGATTGTTTATCAAATATACGTTTATCGTTATTGAAGTTCTCACCAAACCGATATCCGTATAAATCTAGGTCAATCTTTTTCTTTGCAATAGCTGTCTTCATACCAACCATCTCAGGAGAATCATCTGCATGGATAGGTGGTGCGAAGATATTATCTGGAGTAACATTGCTAAGCAGTCTATTATCTAAAGAGAATGCCTCTTTAGATTTAGCTACAACGTCACTAATACTAGAAGTATCATCCCAGTTAACGTGTTCCATTTTCTCGAAAGTAAAATTGTCTTTCTCTTCTCCCGAAGGTTCGACAAACTTAAGGAATGGTCCATGTTTATAGAAACCAGCTTTACCCGGGTTCTTACTTAAATATGATTGAGTTGTGCTAGGATATACCATCCCAGTTTCCTCATCAATGTATCCCATGAAAGATGTATCGTTCATGTAATAATCGTTATAGTCTGTATTAATATCATACAGGCTAATCATTTTCCCTTCGCATATTGCACGTTTCATTATACTTCAACCCCGCTTTATAAAAATTATACAAGGACCTAGGGGAATAACCCCTAGATCCATAAGTTGTATAATCTAAAGCTTATTCTGCTTCGTTGAATTTGTCGTCTTTAACGTAAGTTTTCAATGCAGTACCAGGTTCAATAGCAACTACACGATTACTTTCTTCATCTAAAGATACCGCAATAGTAATAGTATCTTCGATATCGATTTCAAGACCTTCTTCAGTGATTTCATCACGAGTCAAGCTATTTGTATAGTTCAAGATAGTGCTGAATAATACACGCAAGAAATCGTACAATAACTCAGGTGCTTGGAAACGGTTTTTAACTTCTGCCATGATGAATTTGTTTACAAATTCTTGAAGTTCACGTTCAGAAGCAGCGATAGTGTATTGGCACAATTCGCTGTTATTTACAAATTCCTTATCAGTAGTGAAAGATACATCAAAGGATGTTTTGTTTTCTTGGTCCACTGTACGGTTAACTAACAATGCACACAAGAATACACCATCTGTATTACTAATTGTAACTGCAGATGTAGTAATGTCCGCACCACCTACTTTGGACAAGAAGTTTGCCAAAGAGAATACGATTGGACGGAATAGCTCTTTAAAGCTTGCTAATGGAACATCAAAGCCTACTTCATCAACTAAGCGAGAGTTCCAAGTTTGGAAAATTGTTGTTTCTGTAAGGTTCTTAATCATAATAATATCCTCCTATAATAACCAAAAGAAACGAGATAGCAAATCCACTATCCCATTTATAATATATACTTATAGATTTGTTTCACTAGGGTTAAATTTTTACATCTAACCCTAGCTGAGCTATTAACTCCTCAACAGTAACAATTGGAATACCATACTTATCAGCCTTAGCGGTTTTAGAAGATGTGAAATCTTTATAAGGCACTACAAGATAATCAGTAGCCTTTGTTACAGATTCACTTGGCAGATCTCCATTTGCCATTAAAGCTGCCTCTACATTAGCATATCTAACACCAGTAAAGCATATACGTTTAGCTGGTTTAGCATTGATACTATGTTTTAAGTTAGGTACTTTAGTATAGATATAGAGCAAATCATCAGCAAATACTACACGTTCTTTGAGTATAGTTTCTACTGTACGTTGACCTACACCTGGAATAGCCAATAATCTATCAGTCAATTCAGCATCAGATAATTTAATAATACAATCTAATGGGATTTCCTTGAAGATAGCGGACCATGTACCAAACCCAATATCAGTAAACCCTAAAGACCCGACGATTACGAAGTCTAGGTTATCTCTGGATTTGATTTCATTTAGCTGGTCTAAAAACTTAGCTATACCACGTTCTCTGAAACCAGCATTGAATAACCTAGTTTCATCAACGTTCTCAAATAAATCTCTTAGAGATTTGATTTCTAGTTTCTCTATAGCAGCATGACCAAAGTTCTTGAAATCTAATCTATCCATCATATTAACCATCTTAGCTTGATGGATGCCTGGACAAGTTGGATTCTCACAAGATACAGTCTTACCAGACATAGATTCTACTAGCTGACTACCACACGCAGGACAATAATCGATGAATGGTTCTATTGGATATAGTTTCTCATTCTTATCGTTATTGGTATTGTATAATTTACTTACGTATGGCATTACGTCATTTACATAAGCAACTTCAATCTCATCATTATATCTAAGACTGAGTTTCTTATATCGTTCATAAGAGTGTCCACTAGCTTTATAGTGGACAGTTCCATTAAACTCTACTGGGTCAAATACTATCATTGGTGTGATAGTACCATTAGAACCGACAGTATAAGTATATCCACGGAATCTGGTTACTCTCTTCATAGCATTAAACTTAATAGCCATGCTATACTTATTGACGTGATTTACACGACCCAATGCTTGCTTATGTGCTATATCATTATAAGATACTACAATACCATCATAAGCGAAAGTCATATACGGTCTCATCATATCAGCATCTTGAACGAATTTGTCTACCATGTATAATACATGGTCATATCTACCAGAGAATGCTTTATAAGCATTAGATACTTTAGTTGCAAAGTATCTATTCATGAAGATAAGCTCTTCTTCTCTAGTATCAAAATGTAATGATGTACCTAATGGGACTAGCGTAATATATTCTAAGTATTCTCTAGCATTAGCTAAACCTAGAAGACCAGATACAGCAGTCCTCATATTGGTATAAGATTTACCAGTCTTTGCTTTAAGTCTTTCCATATCATACTTAGTGATGATAGCTTCAAACTTCATACCAAAGATTTCGTTGTCTGGAATATTGTTTGGGAATCTATACCCATACAATACACTAGTAAGATCCGTGGCTCTATCATTATCTAGATCACCACGAGTTCTAGCAGATACCACATGGTTAGACACTTCGGCTTCGATGGATATACCATCATACTTAAGTTCCATAACCATATTCAAAATATCTGTAGGGCTATTTACACCCATACGGAAATGTAATCCAATGAAATCTCTTTCAAAGATTCTTACATTGGGATCATCGGCTACACCAGCATTGAATGCTTGGTGGTCTAAGACAAACTTACATTTATCAAGAGTACCAACTAGTTCAGGGTACTTATGAGCAGTGTCTCTTTGTCTGTCAGATACATGACCGTTGTTCCATGGTAACGGGTTATTAAAATTGAATGTGTTACCATAGGCTAAGATATCACCACCATATGTATTCTCCATACCAATAGGCACAGGAATAAACATGCTAGGATATTCAGAATAGTCATCTTTATCTTTACGTACATTATGTACACCAATATTGGCACCACCAACTTGGAAATTAGGGTTATATCTCTTATACATTTCTAACAAGAGATCATATACACCATCTTCAAGTGGAAGCACTTCAATATCAGTACCATTATATAGTGCATTGCTTATACGTAATACCAACTCTACATCCTCAAGACGTACATTATTTTCATCCTGAAGAGCAATAGTTGCTATATGATTCATAAGATATACATTCTGTGGATCAAGGGAAGACTCAAAGTCTCCCCCTAGTATATCCATATAAACTTGTCTTAAATCAGACATAGCTTACTCCTTCTGAGGTTCTTCCTCTTTAGGTGGATTGATAAACATGGATGGTTTAGGGTCTTCACCTTTAAATATGATTTGTGGAACCTGAACTCCATCTTTACCTTTCACCATTTCAACTGTAGGTTTACGATCAGCGTCAGGAACTTTGATAAACATATTTGGGGTAGTTGAAGGGAATGCAAAGATACTCTTAATAACCTTCTTATATTTATCAAACTTAATCCTTAAGCCTATAGTCCGTAGATATACATTAAGTACTTCTACAGATCTAGATTTGGATTCACTATCGACTTTAACGTCAATATTGAATGGAGAATCTGTTAATAGATTCTTAGCTTTACGTCTTGCATGTGGAGACGTACTATATACTAGAAGCGTAATAGCATTGAACCAAGAACCAATGTGTTGCATAGCAGACGTTTCCATTACACCCCAACGTACTGGAGTATTAGGGAATCTATGTCCACCCTCACCTGGGTTCTTATTACGGCTATTCTCATTTCTAGAGTTTGTAGCAGATAATGAAGTTACAGAGAACTTATCTTCTGCATACTGTTTAAGTCTTACAATGTATTGATGACCAACTAGTAAAGGACGTTGTGTTCTTACTTTACGAGGATTACCGTTACTATCAAGTAATTGACAGTAAGCGTAGTCAATCTCACATTCAGGGAACATTTCATACATCGCTACTAGTTTATCTAGGTCAATATTTTCTTGTATTGGAGATACTGATAAGATGATACATCCATCGTTCTTCATAGACTTAAGCAACTCTAACTTACTATCATCATTCAAGGCATATACATATTCCCTGAATGCATTAGCTTGCATTAGAGTAAAAATACTCATAAATGTAGCAATACGTTCTAATGAATGATTTACTTCATATGGTGTTTCCATAGGTAAGTATCTCAATAGCTTAGATGATGCTGCATTTATTTCAGTTTCAAATATCTGAGCGGGATTAAGACGGTTAGTAGAAGTACCTTGGTTATAGATCATTTCTACTCTACGTCCATCAATGGTCTCAAACATTTCTTCGTCAGGTAGTATACGGCTAATAACACCTTTACCACCATAACGATTAGTAATCTTATCCCCGATATGTAGTTCATTATTCTCACGTACTACAACCTCAAGGAAGATATTAGAGAAAGCTTTCTTACCATCAAGAGAGAACTTCTCCCCATCTAATAAGCTCTTTGCTCTGGAATATAGTACTTGTAGTTCATACCCTATCTTAGCTCTAGGGTAACGATCTTTGTACATATCCACCTTATCTACAAGCTCTTGGGAGAATCTAATAGATTCTTTCCAATAAGTTCTAAGCTGTGTAGTATAGTTAGATGCTTCCATCATTTCTGGATTATTTGTAATGACATTTACATCAACTACAGTACCAGTGGCAGTAATCTTATTGTCATTCATATTAATATCCATAAGTCTGGAATATACTTGAGAGAACAAGGATTCTTGTTTATTCTCACGTCTTGTAGCCAATAGAAGACTATTGGACACTTCTTCACCAATATCAGGCATAACCTTATAGATGGTCTCATTACCATATAGATTAAGCATGATATCATTCTCATTGACCATGATTTGGACTTTGTGGTACAATGGGGAGCTTAGTCTCTTAGCACAGCTTTCAGATAATACAATAGCATCTTCTGTAGTATCAGAGATAGCTGCATAAGTAACTAATAGATTTACACCATCCATACGGTTATTATACTCATCAAACCCTTTGGATTTGAGATAGATATCACCTGTACGGATTTTACTACCAATACCTAGAGAATCTAAGTATTTAGTATTTTGGTCATACCCATAACTTTCAGTAATGTGTAAGTATGAGCATCGTTCTACGACATCAATGATATTTTTATCTGCATTGTATGTCAGTAGGAAATAGTGATGATTGGGTATCCAGTTGAACTTATCAACTTTATCTAAGATAACTAAATCATCACCATGGTATTGTTTGAATGATGTGGACTTATGTCCAAACTCATTCTCATAGCCTGTCTGTAAGAACGGCACTTCTGGTGTGTTCAAAGACATGACTTGGTCGGCCTGTGTTGAATACAATAATTTTCGAGACCCAGATACTGCAGTCGGAATAGGTTCGGCCAATTCTTTACCTAATGCCTCTTCTGGGAATTGCAATCTCCTTTCATACTTCTTAATTTCGTCTACAATATTTACGCTAGTTGCCAATGTACTTACCCCTTTCCATTATGTAACAAGCATAGAATTGGACCAGAAGATTACTAGAATCTTCTGGCTCAAAACTATAATATACAATTACTCTTCTACTTGGTCCATCGCTCTAAACAATGCCATCACGTCATTAGATAATGTATTGTCTACAGACTCAGTCAATGTTTTAGTCGGAGTTAATAGTTTACGGCATTCTTCTTTAGCTGCATCAAAGAATACTTTTTGGAATTCTTTGTTACTGAATAGTATTTCTGTAAACTTTTTATTAGTGAACTTCATATCAGCATAATCATCTAGTTGCATATAAGCCCCTTTGGCTTTAACACGACCAGCATCTTTAAGAAGTAATAATAAAGAATGATAAGGGTCAAATCCAATATCAAAGTTAAGCAATAATGGTGTAGTCATATTTGCTTTATTAGTACGAGACTTAATCATTTGAACTACAATTTCTTTACCATTGAAACCGAAAGATTCTTCTTTAATCTTCTTATCATCCAATTTGAAGATATTATTAGCATCGTAGTTAATAGCTTTACCACCTGGCAATGTTTCATCTTGTTTAAGATATGGGATATCATTCTTAGTTGGCATGAAACCAGTCTCTACACGTTTATTGATGTGGTTGATTGCCAATACAATAATATTAGCAGTCTTAAGTAATTGCATAGTCAATTTGATGAACTGTGTATTAGCTTTAGCAATAGCAGTTGCATCCATTTGACCACCCATCTCACCACGATTAGCTACACGTTCTGGAACCATATTAGCTACAGAGTCAATCACATATACAGTTGGCACCATCTTAATGATAGGTAAACCACGAGAATCTACATGACCTGTATCATATAAGTATTCATCTTTATTAGCCATCTTAGCATCATAGATAGATAAGATTTCTTTATAGATACTTTCTACGTTAAGACCACTATTACGAATACTTACACGTTTAAATAATTCATCCCCAAACCAACCAGTTAAAGACTCAAGACGGTTAATAGTAATACCGCCTTCGATAGATGCAATAAACATTCTTGCATTTTCGAAACGACGAATGATATTAGCACCCCATTGGATGGCAGCTGTAGTTTTACCAGAACCAGTACGTCCTACAACTAAATTGAAAGAGCCATCTACAATACCAAATGCATCATAAGAGAATTTAGATCCATCAGTATGATAACCATTAATCTTATAACCATTTAAATAGTCTACATTAAAGAACCCTGTTGGGTATAATACGTCATAAATACTTGTACTACTAGCTGTACCCATCTTATCTGATACCACAGAAATCAAATCATCACTCATAGTGCTTCCTCCTTACATAATTTAAGGTATTATATACTTTCTTGTTTCCTACCATGTAAGAATTAAAAAAAATAATATACCCCATATAGG